AAGCTGACTCATGATAGGACGGAACTGTCCTTGTCGTGTCTTGTTCTTCATGTAGGCTTCAATAACTGTACGCTTAGTACCTTTAGCGCTCTCCCTGTCATCAGCTTCCCAGTTCAACCAGTTGTCATTGGGGAATAAGGCAGCCATATAGTTGGCATGGAGATTGTCACGTAGCTGTGTAAGCTTAGGAGAAGTTGTGGAGTTCTTCCATGGTAGCTTAGCATTGGATGTAGTGAGGGTGGATGTAGCAAAGAGGTACTGTCTCAGTTCCCTCTTCTCATCACGCCACTCCTGACGTAAGGTATTCCATACTTCAAAGGTATTTGCAATGGTACTGGCGAACTCATCCTTCCCATCAATGATGTCTACGATGTCTAACGTTTTACCAGCCATTAATAATCCTCTGATCTATATACTTATGCATGTGCTACGCCACCGAACCTACTGTTGTAGATAGGGATGACGTTTTCATTACGTGATTGCCTAGTCCGTGCAGGGGCCACAGCTACTTCAACTGCTGCTGCAAGGGAGTCTTTTATATCATCATGAGGTGGATTCTCATGTATCAATTCATCTTCAAGCATCTGACAATAACCACCTTGGTAGTGCCAGACAGCAAGGTTATCATACCGAGGTTGGAGAATATTGTTTATCCTTTCTTGTTTAGAACCTTGGTGCTTAGTAGGGTTGTTCTCATCGATGCTTAAGGCTAGTCCATTCTCTCTGATGTATGAAGTCTTAAGCTCTGTAACAATAACCTTCTGAGCAGCTGTGATCTCTGCCCTCAGCTTCCTGAAGTCCCACTTAACATGCATCCTAAGGATAGACGCGTAGTAGTCTTTGATACGGTCAGTCTTGAAACGTTCTATATCAAGGACGTAGTAGTTACTGTTAGGATCAATACCAATAACAACCAACGCTGTGCTATCTGCCTTGGACTTAAGGGAGTAAGCAAAGTCAATGGCTGCAAAGACATTAAGACGATCACCTTTATAGTACCATAAACCACCCGTCCTTGTCAAGTACTTCTTATCATAATATTGGAAATGAGCAGGGTCAATACCACCCCCTTCAGGATTGTTAGGGTTGTTGTAGTACTGGGCATAGAACTGGGTCCTGTCTACATACTTACCCCGCTTACGTGCAAGGACTCTGTTATCAAAACCAAACCACTTACCATCAGCACGTTGCTGCTTAGGCCATGCGAACTGACCATTACCATCACCGATGTCCTCTACCTGTACCTCAAACTTCTCATAGATATCTTCGTACCCTATGACTTCACCCTCAGGGCTGTATACTTCTTCCTTCATCTCCACCATATCATTGTAGAGGTCCTTTGGGTGGTATCGTGTACCCACTGCCCACTCCTTAGCTTCTGTGGACTCGATAGAGGAGAGTAGGGAGTACTGGCTCTTAACCTTGCTACGTCCTTCGTTGGTGTAGGCATTCTCATGAACTACAGTATCATCAAGTACAGCCACGTCACAATGAAGACCAGTAATAGAAGTAGTGAGACCCGCAGTGAAGATGGAGGGGTCTCTAACGCCTTCCGTCTTCCGTAGAGGATGGTCAAGAGATATTTCATTGTTAGTCCACCTTTCCCGTTTAGCTTCCTCAACATTGACCATCTCAGGCCAGTATCGTTGGTAAATCTTAGACGTGAAGATATCCTTAATAAACTTAAGTTGTTTCTCTGCTAGGTTGGATGTGGCAGAGATATATAGGACCCTGTGATCAGGATGTGTTGTAAGGTAGTGTGCAACCCTGTAGGCTATCATCCTAGACTTCTGGTGGTCACGGGGTAGGAGTAAAAGCTGATGGTCTCTGGCCTCACTACGCTGCCACCAGTTAATAACGTCTAAGTGTACATTACCCAGTACTGTCTGGGGTGCAATCAGTTTAATGAATGTGGTTAGGTCTGACTCAGCTGCTTCTCTGATCTCTGCTGCTGTAGGGGTAGCCATAGATTACTTACCACCCTCTACAATAGACAAGCCTAGTCTTTGGGCATCTTCACCTATCTCAGCATCAAGTCTGGATGCAATCTTCTTCTCACCTTCCATCTCTTCCTTACTAGGACGTCCTCTCTTGGATGGTTTCCAATCACCATTGGCTAAGTACTTGGCTGCATTGAATGATGATCTACCACCCTTTGCTTCCTCTGCAATGGTCTGTAAGGCTTCTGAACGCATCTTAACCTCTAACTCAAATGCCCAGTCATCCATCCAAGGCTGTAAGGCTTTAGAGTTCTTTATCTTTAACCAGTGCTTCCAACTACCGAATGCCTCTATAGCAAAGGAGTACTCCGTAGGATCACTGATCTCTAAGTAGAGTCTACGTAGGGATGGTAGCTTATGTTCGGATACATCCTCATCCTTCAGTGTCCATATAGGCTCAATGTCTGACATAGACCTGAACTCATGGAACAGGGACTGTGTTCTGAACCTGTGTTGTGAGTCCTTCATAAAGGGTGAATGTTCTGGGTATCTCATATGCTATCCCCTTTATCTTTATTAGATAAGTACAAGAAGTAGTACAACTGACTACCTACCTTAATTTCAATGATCTGTGTAAGCTTACCTTTTGAATCTTTATACTCAAGCATGATGTTGTTTACTTGGAAGGTAGCAGGGAGGATAGCTATACAGGCCCCTCTTGCACCTTCTATATTCATTAAGGCTTCAGCTTTATCTGTGGAGGTTACGTCTGCCTCTGCTACTTTCATAAGGGCATCTAAGTCTTTGCAGATGTACAGCACCAACACCTTCTCTCCTATCTCTGCTGCCTTAAGAGGTAGCCCTATGGATACAGAGAATACAAAGAAAAGGGATAAGAGTACTACAATAGAGGTAGCTCTAGATAGGTACTTCATGGTCAAAGGCGCTCCTATATAGTCATTATAATGCTCTTAGTATACATTAACTATACCCATATGTCAAGAGACTCTTGTTGCCGATGCCGTATTATATAGGTTCCTGCATCTGCGGCGTGTAGTTACTATATTGTCTACTGCATAGTTAATTACTTAGTTTTCTTCTTCTGTGGGGTATATTATGTATTAAACTATTTAAATAACCAAGGACTATATAGTAGCATACTGAACATGGTTCTGTCAAGTCCCTAAATTAGCCTTAGCTACATTTCTCTGAGTAATATTTAGGGTGTAAGAAGAATTAATTAGTAAAATCAAAACCCCCACATAGCCTTTTGCAAATGCTTCTTAGTTGCAATTAAGATTACTTTGCCATGGCTGGCAGTGCAGCCCAGCGCTGGTCTAGTTGCGAATGCTTCTTAGTTGCAATGAAGACTACGAAGCCGACTGCATAGTGACTTATATGTCACAGTGTAGCATTAATGCAACGAGTCTGAAGAGTGTGACACTTAAGTAACAGTGTGACAACTATGTAACACTATGATATCCCTACCGAATACCCCGATCTAATTAAGAATGACTCGCAACAATAACCGTGCTATTATGACTACTCTATTAGTCCTGATATGAGACTAATAAAAGGAACAAATGCAGAACCTGTATACTTGGCTGGTATAGTGCCTTATATTGACATACCTACTCAGTGGCCTTTAAAATCCATCCTATGCTATCCCTACTTTATACGTAATAATGTTGCGTGTAATGATAAAACAAAGCAATATATATCTGCATTATTATATTGTGCCTGCTCAATTAAAAGCGCATATTGAGTGTAGGGAATTGTCCCGATAACCGAAAGGAACAAAATGAGAACACTTAAAACCGTCTAGCCAAAGACGCTCAATAAGACAATGGCATAGGTTAACCGCTTCTTTGAGAGGAGAGACCATTGCGAGACTTCTAAACCCGGTAGGGATAACGTCTTAGCAGTGGAGACTTGAAAGGGTGGCAAAGTCTAGAGGAGAGCCTCGATACTAAGACGGTTAAGAAATTGTGGAAGTAGTAAGGGTATAAGAAAAGGGGTAACCCTACCTTGCAAGGTAAGCAAAAGTAACAATCGGAAACCCTCAAAAGGGGAGAGACTTAGGCGTTAACATGAGCGTATTAAATCATGGTGAGGCTTGC